ATGCTGCCGTTGTTCGTGCGCTGCTTTGGGCCACCGTAGCCGGGCCCATTCGGTGCCCAACCCTTCATCGACCCCGCGTAACTATCCCCCAGATTCAGCCACACCGTCCCGTCATCGCGCAGTACCCGCCGCACCTCGCGGAACACCTCCACGATCTTGGCAACGTACTCGTCCGGCGTCGGCTCAAGCCCGATTTGCCCGTCGTGTCCGTAATCACGCAGCCCAAAGTAGGGCGGCGAAGTCACGCAGCATTGCACCGATTCGTCCGCGAGTTGCTTCAGCGATTGCACGCAATCGCCTTGAAGAATCTTGAGATCAGTCACCGGCTCTCCCTCCGTGCATTAATTTGATCTCGGTTGAGCAGGAGCTTCTTAAATTGCTTTACGGCTTCATATGCTTCAGCAGCCGTTTCAAATGCGCCAAGGCTTATCTTCCGGCCCATAACTTTGACGCGCCCCTGAAACTTATTTCCAAGCCTACGAACATTCGGAAATCCGGTTGGGTTCACTTTGCCCTTCGCGTTATGCTGATTGCCGTGCTGGCTAACGACGCGAAGATTGTTCTTCTGATTGTTGAGTGTATCGCCGTCGATGTGATCGACAAGGTATCCGCGAGGAGCGTTTAGAATTAGGCGATGAAGGTACTTGGTTGAGCCTTTGATGCAGAGTTGAGCGTACTTGTATCGACCATTTTTTGGCGTCGCAGGGAAGCATTTGAATGATCCATAACGCTCAAAGTCATCGTCGTCGACTGCTGTAAAATCTCCTGTCGAGAGTTTGATCTTTTTCATTTTTTGAGAGCTGACATTGCTCGCTCAAACTTGAGCAAGTAAGGCATGGTCGATTGTTTTTTATGACCAGTCAAGCCCCCGTTGTGGATTCTGCAAAGCGTGCGCCAATCACCCTCGGCCCATGCCTTTGGCGCATAGCGTTGCAGGTAGGCCGAGACGACGCGGCGAGCGAACGGCAGATCGACGACCTGCTCGTAAGTGCCGGCGACGCGGGAGTCGGTGAAGTACGCCCGCGAGATCTGAAGCGGACCGAGACTGCGACCGTTGTCGCCGAGGATCGGCCCTTGCCGGCCGGAGGTCTCGACAACGTGCAAAGCGCGCCAGAACGACTCCGGCGGAGCGGCGTGAGCCGCGGACGTGAGAGCGAGGAAAAGAGCGAGGCGCTTCACGACGCCACCTCCTCGGAGGCGCGGAAGATCGGCGCCATCGAATACTTGCCGAGGGCGAAGACGTACTCGCCGCGGTCATCGCTGCGAATCTTGACCCGCTTGGCTTCGCCGTGCGCTTCGACGGTGGCGAAGGAGCCTTTGCGGTCGAGCACCTTCACGGAGAAGATGCAGTCGTAGTCGCAAGCGCTGCGGGCGGTTAGGACTTGGCCGGACTTGATTTCGTTGGTCATCGTTGTTGGTGGTCTCGGGCTTGATTGCCTCCGACGTCCACGACAAAGGACGATTCCTCGACTGACGTAAAGCCAAAAGAGAAAAATCTTTTAGTGCCTCGGCAAGCGGCCAAGGCTCAACGACTTACAGAAGACGAAAAAAGGCAGGTTAAACGTCGGTCGCGTCGGCGAAAGCGTCGGAGCCGAAGTCGGAGATCACCGGCTCGGCCTTGGCCGCGAGGTAAAGCTGACCGATTGCGTCGTGGTCTTGCAGCACCGCGTTGCCGAGATACTGGTCGAACTTCGCGCCAGTCAGCCGGAGCTTCGCGATGTACGGGACGAGCGGCTGCTTTCCTGTGTGCGCCGAGTTTGCGTCGACGTAGAGCGCGAAGAGCGCGACGGCCTCGCGCACGCTGCGGTCCCAGCGGTAGGTCGTGAGGCGGACGTAATTCCCGGAGGCGCCCGAGTTAAGCGTGAAGGATTTTGAAAAAGCCATGGTCGTCAGGTGTATTCGGTAAGCTCGACGCTGAAGCGTTGATTGCCGGCCGGCAGGTTTGATCCGTCGAGCGTCGTCACGCGGATGACCGCGTTGGTCGAGCTATTGCCAGCCGCATCGAAGTCGTAGGCGGCAACGATGTTCGCGTCGCTCGCGCATTGCGCTACGCCTAGATCTGGCTTCGCGCCGAAGCCTCGGTTGGTCAGCGAGACGTTGAAGGTCTCGGTGAGCGCGCCGCCGGTTAGATTAGAGACGATCGAATCCGAGAAGATCGCGTTGATCTGCCGGACCGAGCTTGCAGAGGTGCTGCCGGTCTTCACGCCGCTCATCGAGACGTCGTTGTTGTTGTATTGTGAGAGGGTGCCAAGCGGGCGGACGATGAGAGAAGGTGAACCTTGAACGCTTCCGATACTCGTCCATGTGGAAGCGACTCCTGAACGAGAGATCGCCCGAGCAAATCCGAATCCCGCGGTTGTCTGCGTAGCTTGGTAAAAGAAAACGATCAGCGGTTGAGAGGGGGCGATAGATGACGAGAACAGATCCGCGCTTCCCTTTGGATACCACGCCGGAGCCGTGTCCGATGAACTGTTGCTCTGCACGATCTTGACCTCGACGCGGGTCACGTCCGTTGACGAGGGAGCCGTGATCGAGACTCCGATGGCGTACATCGGGATCGCGCCTTGCGCCACCGGCTCTCCGTTTTGCCCCGAGATGTAAGCTGCACTCGGAGCAGACGGCGCCGTTGCGTTCGTCGGAGCCGTGCGTGAAAGCGTCGAGGAAACGGCCGAAGCCACGCCGAAGTTCGAGATGCCGCGGGCGGCAAACTCGTATGCGACGCCCGGCGATAGGTCGTCGATCGAGGCGGCAATGCTGTCACTTGAAAGCTGATTTGCGACTAGCCACTCGCTCGCGCCGCTGCGCCGGTAGAGGATGTCGAGCGCGATCGCTCCGCTCGGCATTGCGGGAGCCGTGACCGTGATGCGTGCAAACGAGGTGCCATCGGTCGAGAGATAGGTCGTCTCGCTCGCGTAGGTCGGCGCGTTCGGCGTAGCCGGCGCCGTCGGATCGACGCTGCCTCCGCTGACGTAGGTCGGAACCGCGGTCGCACGATTCGAGAAGCCGGACACGTTCTCCAGCATATCGTACGCATTGACCCAATAGTAATACGTCGTGCCGATCGTGACCTCGGTATCGACGAACCGCGAAGCGCGGACCTCGGCGATCTTGTCGGCCGCGGCGCTGGCCGGCGTGACGCCGCTCGTGTTGCGGTAAATGCCGTACTCGGATAGGTCGGCCTCGGTGTTGTCCGCCCAGTCGAGCGAGACCGCCTTGCCGGTTCCGACCGATGCCGTGAGCGAAGTCGGAGTCGCCGGCGCCGTTGTGTCCTTGGCAACGGTCACGCTCGCCGTGAGGTAACTGGTCGCGATTTGGAAGTAGGAAAGGCCGTAGATGCGGACGTCGTAGCTGGTCCCGATCCGCACGTCGCTCGAGATGTAGTCGAGCGTCTGGTCCCCGTCGACGCGGCTCCATGTGAGGTACGTCGTCGAGTTGCCCTGCTTGTATTCGATCACCACGTCGCCGCCGCTCTGGATGAACTCCTCGCTGGGTGCGGACCACGCGACCTTGATTCGCGGGAGCGCCGTGCCGTCGGCTTGGATCAGTTGCGTCGTGCCGTCCGCCGTCAGCGTGAGGTTCGTCGGCGCGTCGAGTGCGAACGGGTCCGGCAGCGTCGTCGTCGGAGTCGTGTCGACCTGCACCTCGTCGGACGTGCTCCAATCGTAGACCGAGGACGCGGTCTCGCGGAGCGTCATCTCGATTGCCAGTTGCGGCGGACTACCGTCGGCGACGAAGTTCCACGAGATGACCTCGAAGACCTTGGCGCTCCATCCGAACTTCGAGAGCGTCACCATCACCGTATCACCGGCGCGGACCTGCATCGCATCCAAGCGGAAGCGAGCCGTGAACGTGAGTTCCTGCCGGGCGCGTAGGAGTTCGATGCGAGCGATGCGCTGCGCCGCCGAGCTCGAGGTCGTCATCGGTAAGACGACGTCGCGCCAGTAGCGGATCGAGTTGTCCTGCGTGTAGAAGGTCGTCGACGTGACGGGCGGGAAGTCCGTCGGTTGCCACTCGCTCTTCTCGGAGACGAACACGCCCTTGACCGCATTTACCCGGTCGCGGGAGCTCGTCTTGGTCTGCACGCTGATCCCTCCGGCGAAGTCCGTGTCGGTAAGCGTGACCGTCGGGATGCGGTAGCCGGCCGCGTAAGGCACGATCTTGCCGCCCGAGTACGCGACGAGTCCGCCCATCGCGGACAAGAGCTTGCCGACGTTCTCGTCGGGCGCGGCGCTTGTGTAGAGGACGCCGTTGGTCTCGTAGCGGTTCTCGTAGGTCGCCGGCGAAGTCACCGGCTTAACCTCGACTTGCTCGTCGCAGATGTTCGCCGCTGCCGTGAAGGCCGTGTCGTCGATCTCGCTCGAGCTCATGCCGAGCCCGTAGGTCGAGCTGGTCAGGTAGTCGCGCAGGCAGAGCGCAGCGTTGGCCGAGTAGACGGTCGTAGTCGTCCGCGGGTCGTAGACCTTCTTGCCCTTCACCATCGCCGAGATGTTCGGGATGCCACCGGTCCAGACCTGATCGCTCCACGTTAGGCGGACGTAGACGTAGGCGATCCCGCGCAGGCGGTGATTGCTCGTCCACTTGCCGTTCGTCAGTCCCGACGTCGCCGTCTCGAGGTTCGTCTCGACCGTCTGCGTATCGCTGCCGAGCTTCTTGTAGATGTCCGCGTATCCGGTAAAGCGGCCTTGCGCCGCACTTCCAGCGCCCGTCAGAGCGAGCTCGTCGTTGAAGTAGACGTCGCCGATCTCCTCGACCTCGTGGCCGGCGAGCGCGATCACGAGGTGCAGGTATTCGTTCTTCGTGCCGGTCGTGCTCATGTAGACGACGACGCCGGAGACGCGGGTCTGGCCGTAAACGATCTGCCGCGCCGCGATCGGAGAGCGAACCATCTGCG